CAAATGGTATTTTGAATGTAAATGCCGTTGAAAAATCAAGTGGTAAGGCAGAGAAAATTACGGTAAATAATGAAAAAGGTCGTTTGAGTGCCGAGGATATTGAAAAAATGGTAAATGAGGCCGAGAAGTTCAAAGACGAAGATTCGAAACAACGTGAACGTATAGAACAACGCAACGCATTAGATGGTTATATGTTTTCTGTGAAACAATCATTGAATGATGAGAACTTGAAAGACAAGTGGTCGTCAGAAGATAAGGAACTAATACAGACTAAAGTAAATGAAGTTCAAGAATGGTATGATTCGAACAACGAAGCATCAAAAGAGGATTATGAACAAAAACAGAAAGAATTGGAAAATATTTTCACCCCGATTATGACAAAAATGTCTCAACCGGATCAACAACCAGATGTTCCGCAAAGTGCTGAACCAGAGTCACAAGAACCTGAAATGGATGAACCGAAAATTGAAGAAATTGATTAATTCTACCAGAATTAAATATATTCCGGTATATAAAAAATAAAATTGATTGTGTTACAAAAAATAAAACTGATAATATTAAAAAATATTAATACTATCAATAAATATGAATTACGAACATGAATGTAACTATATGGAAACAATGAGTGAGGTTTCAATAGAATGTCAAAATTGTATTGAAAAATTTAGATATGCTTCAACGTCAGGTGGTCACCTCACATATTTTACAGATTGTATTTGCGAAGATATAATTATTACCAAATCAATATGTATTCAATGTGAAAAAATACGGAATAGAATAAATACATTAAAGCGCGAAATAGATAATCTGTTATTTTCATTATCTTATGAAATTAAACAATATAGCGACTGCGATGATGATATAAATCATATCCATGACATCTCAAAAGAACTACGCACACTTAATCGAATTTTACGAATAAATGAAATCAATGTAATGAAGTCGTAGCTAATAAATCAGCATGATGGTTTCCAATAGAATGAATATCGTCGTTAGTTGTATGTGCCTTAATATATTGAAATTGTAGTTTTGGGTAATTCGAAACAAATTCAAACAATGTTTTCACTAAATCTTTGTTTGGTATATCCTTTGTCCAATTTTGTAGCGCATTTTTTTTGCCATAACTAGTAGCAGACAAAATGGAATAATTGGAATCAGATACAATTGTAATCGTTTTCCCATTTTTAAGATCGTCTTTAATAATTTCGCACGCTTCTATTATTGCGGTTAATTCGGCAACATTATTTGTAGGTTTTCCAACCATTTGTTTGGATACATTTCTTGAATCGTTATTTCCAAAATAAACGCCTATTCCGGCAATTGCTTTTTTATTACCATTATTTGAGCACGCTCCGTCAGTATATACATAATAATCGGGATCACATGGTTCTATTATTTCAACTTGAATTTTAGTATGTTCTTCAATAAAACGTTTGGCATCGTTTTCGTTATTAAATTTTTTAAACTTGGCACCCTTAAATTTATTTATTTGTTGTTGACATTCTTTCCAAGTGTTGTATATTCCAATATTTTCACCTTTGGCAACTGCGTAATAACTCATAATATTATAAAATAATAATTAATTTATAATACGTTTTACTTATATTTATAAAAACAATTTTATTCATCTAAATATACTTTTTTAAATATATTCATTACTTTTTCAGGAGTATATTCAGAATAAGCATTCCAGTCTTTTTTACTCTCTATTTTAGGATTAAAATTTAATAAAATTTGGGTTAAATCGGTTTCATTTGTATACCATATAGCTTTTTGTCCTAATAAATAAACATGGGCTAAATCGCCGCCGCAAAATATGGTAGATATTACGGGTTTATTCAATGACGAAAATTCACCAATAGCAATTCCAAATGTTTCTCCATTTCTACGCCCCCATAACATAGCATCGCAACTATTAATAAATCTTACTTTTTCATGTAAATCAGTAATCATAGGTAAATGAATAATATTAGGTAAATCCAAGCAGAATTTTGAAAAATTGGCAAATAAAAAATAAATGTGAGGATTTTTTTTAGCAACGTTATATACTACCTCGCGAACAAAGGGAATATTAAAATTTTGCGATCCCCCATATCCACCAAACACAATTGCGTTTGACGGTATATTAAGTTGTGTTCTCATGGATTCATCGTGTTTTGGGAGATTTATCATATGTGGAACTACGGAATATTTCCCATTATTTCCATGAACCCAGGGAGAGATCGAACTGTATATTTCTCCGTGGGGGTGCTTACATGAGAAAACACAGTGGATACAATTTTTAGCAACCATACTTAATCTAGAATCAAGTTCACCTGATTTGATAATATAAATATGTGTTATATTATATTTCAACAAGTATTCATCCACCTCTTTCAAATCATTTGCTTCGTGTACTACAAAATTTTGTTTAAACTTTTCTATAATAGTACTATTGTTTTGCTTATTATTTTTATCATAAAAAATATAAGATTTATTGTTTAATAGTGTCTGATTATAATACGCATAGTCAAATAAACTGACACTTGTTCCTCTTTCGCATAATTGATTGTCCCAAAAGGCAATATTCATTTAAAATAAAAAAACAAAATATATCTAAATCGTTTACATCTTTATAAATAAAGTTGTAAAAATTATTTAGTTGTACCCATAATACTTTGATCTTTTTTTTCATCAATATTAAAAAATTTTGTATTAAGACCAAAATAATTACGTATTTTACTAATACGCATTTCAATATATCCAGATGTCAGTAATATAAAACTGGTGATAGTAGTAATGTCAGTTAATTCGGGCAATGTATGATGTTCAAATCCCGCAATTAAATCAAATGGCGATGGAATTTGTCTAATAATACGTCTACCAAAATACGACAATGTCACTAATAGCGCAATCATCATACATAGTAATACAAAATCAGTAATAATATTGTCATGTTCATCTAATTTTTCTTGTTGTGGCAACAAGAATTTATCTAATCCAACATTAATAAATATCGCAAATACGAATTGTATAACTGCCAAATACGCAATATCTAATCCTTTTACTGTTTTATAACTCAAATCTTTTCCTAAATAAGATTCTATTTTTTTTATCATATAGTATATCATAAGAATTATTTGGTAAGTTTGGAAAATAATTGGTCTTGTGTGAGTGTTATAGGGTCTATTCTTTGTTGTAATTCATCGCGACTTAAATAAAGTTCTTTTAAATCACTTTGTTCTTGTAACATAGTGGATCGTTCCTTATATTGCGTTTGACTAGGTGTTTTATGCGTTTCGCTTTGGAAACCTCTTTCATCAGGAGTAAAACGTTGAAAATATCCAGCATCATTACATGCTTCTCTAAAATTATCCTGAGCAATTTGCTGGGAATTTTCAGTGAGATATTTTCGGTATTCCCAATTAGATTTAATTCCATTTTGCTTCAATATATTATTATTTAATACTGCTTCGGGTTGGTAAGCAGCAATTAAAGAACGACTATCAGTCATACGAGGTGGCATATTTTGATATATATTATTTGTGCCATAACCCATTTTTGAATTAGTAGAACACTCAAGAGTATATGCGGTTTTTAATGGTTCAGATTGTGGATAAGAAAACATTATATATTTCTTATACATAATGTTTTCTAACAAATGAAATTATTGATGTTCTTGGATCAAAGATAGAATTTGCGCCTTCTTCATTTTGGAAGCATCGTCGACCCACCCTTGCTGAATAATATAAGTTTTCAAAGCTCCTAAATTCATTTTACTAAAATCTTGCGGTTCAGTTTCTCCTACAATGTCAACTTCTTGGGAATTAGATGTATCCAATGATTCGGGTTCTTGGGTATTTGTTTGAATATTTTCTAAAATATCTATAACTAATTCTTCGGCACTGTTTTCAATATTTTCACTTGGACGGATTTCTTCAACACTAATATTATCGTCTTGGTCCTCTTCGTCGGATACAATAATTTTTTCATCTTCATCATCACTATCTTCATCGTCACTATCTTCATCGTCACTATCTTCATCATCACTATCTTCATCATCACTATCTTCATCATCACTATCTTCGTTTACTAATTTTTCCATTTGTTCGAAAACATTTATATCTCCATTAGATATGTTTTCACCGACAATGTTATGTGGATATGGTGTTGAAGGACGATTCATTAAAGATAATCCCATTTTCATATTATTGAGTTCTTGGGCTAAATTGTTGATAATCTCGAACATAGTATCTTGTTTACTTTCGGTAACGGATAAACGCTGTTTAAAATGATAAATCAGTAACAAGAGAAGCACAAAAGTTATTCCTAAACTAATTACAAATGATGTTTCCATGAAACTAAATGTCATTTACAATATAGAAATATAAATACTCGATTATCTAAACGAACAAAATATTATATGTAATTAGTGTATAATGGAAAATACAGATCAGGTAAATAATGAAAACAATGATAATATGTCTAAAATAGAATTAGGGGCAAATAACAATTCACGAACTATAATTATAATCCTAGGCGTTTTGCTTATTTTATCCCTTTTAGGAGTAAATTTTTTTCTTATGATAGGAACAGTTTTAGATAAATTTTTTAGTGGATTACAATATTATTTATTACAATTAATGACATCAATGGGATTTTATGGAGGTGCTGTTATTAACACAACTGCTGATATTGTAGGAGATACAGCTAAAACCGGAATAGATATAGCAGAAGGAACAGTCCAATCGGTTGGTAATTTACTACAAAATCGTCCAAATATGGGTGGCACTACATTGGAACAACAACAGTGGAATACGAATGTGTTTGGGGTAAATCCAACCCCTATGGGAGAAGATAATCAAGAATATTCTTCCTTACAACATCAAATAAATAACATTAATAAAAAGATGGACACTCCCCCTTCAAATAATAAACTACAAAATATAAACGAGAAAGTAACCCAGTTTGCGAATAAAATAGAAGATAAGAAGGGATTATTATTAGAATTGGATAATGAAATTAATGTCCGTCAAAAATCATTAAATACATTACCAACAAATAATTCTGATGTACAGTGGTGCCCCATAGGGAATGATAAGACACAAGGATTATGTATGCAAATTGGTAAAAATGATAAATGTATGTATGGGAAAACATTTAATTCAAAAGAACAATGTGAAGAAACAATTTCTACCGATTCTTCGAATTCTATGAAAAAATATGATAATAGTCATTTTTCTAATTGGGGACCGTCAATGAGACCACCTCCACCAGGTGCTTTAGCACCTCCCAATCAACCTCTTCCTGGTATGTGTCTTCAGCAAAAACCTATGTGTGGTCAAATGAAACAGATGCCATTACAATCAATGCCATCTCGTGGTCAAATACAGCAGGGGTTGCCTCCAGTTTCTCAACAACAACAACAACAGCAACCACAACAGCAACCACAACAGCAACCACAACAGCAACCACAACAGCAACCAATGCCAATACCGCAAGCAAATTCTCCCCCAGCATCAAACACTACTCCTTCAATAAATACGCAAAATAGTCCAAGTCCTTCGGACCAATATAATCCAAACATGAATAATGTAAATTACCAATCATTTTCTCCAGCACCAAGTTCAGCACCCGTTGATTATAGTGGAATGATTGTCCCACCCGCCGCCTCTCCTAGCACAATTCCCCAGACTTCTACACAATATTCTCCCTCTTATACGAATGGGTCAACGCCTTCAACTGATATAAAAATACAGTTGTCCGACAATGGAATTTTCATACCCGAAAAGGCATTAGACAAATTTGGCAAATATATGGGACAAGGTGAGAATGTAGTACCAAATACACATAGTCCAAGTTCGCATGTTTCTAGTCCTGGTTCCATGATTGATGGTCATTTAAATGCGAGTATATCTAACTTAACAACCGCAATTAATAAAAATACGTTGTCTCGAGATGAAATGGACAAAATAACTGTAGCTACACCTGCTATTTCAAATATACCATCAACAATAACAACACCTCTTCCTTCAACATCTCTTCTACCACCTTCAACAACAACACCTTAACAACAACACCCATATCAGAGGAATATCGTAACCGTAGAGGTCGCCTTTTTTAAGAATAAACTACATTTAAAAATAATACATTTTCATATTTTTAGAAGGTGTTATTAAATATTGATTTAACTTTTCTTTTCCTTGTGAAACTAACGTTTCCCATGGACAATTTGTTTCTACATTATATCGCGGTTCTCCGCCTACATTTTTCAAATAGCATTTTAAAATATAAAAATGATTTGGATAATACACTTTTGTGATCCAATCGTCACAAAACCAATTTTTGATTTGTTCGGGGAAAAATGTACCAAAAATTTCCATATGTTTTCGCGACACAAATGCTTGTGTATGAATAAATCGCGCTCCGCCTGGCATAAAAATAGGGTTTCCATTTACAAATCTTCCATTATCAATAGGACCGGTTAATCCAACATTATTATGTTTTTTAAGCGCCTCTACCGATTGATGAACCCAGCCTTTTGTTTCAAACATAATATCATCCCCACATTGAAAAAAATATTGACATCCATCTTTGTATGCTTGTAAAAAAGCGCGGTTCCACATTTTGGTAACCCAACCTTTTGGAATACCATTGGTTGATATGAATTTCAATGACAAATTTTTATTTTGGTTGACATATTTGATTATTTCGGTTTGAATTATGGAATCTGAAAATACTTTATCGTCGTCATCCACAATTAAATAAAAAACATAGGAATAATTAGAACAATACGTTTTTAGGAAAGATTGTAAATAAATTTGATAAAATATAGTATCTTTAAAAGTGGTCCATTTTCGTTTAAAACTAGTTGTAGGTATTAAGATTCCAATTAGTTCGCACATAGTATAAATATAGTATGACTAATAAATATAGTATGACTAATAAATTTATATTATCTTTCCAATATAATATAAATGAACCATGAGTATATTGAAGTATAATGGATACAAACAACCGAAGTCGAAGTGAAAGTGAAAGTGAAAGTGAAAGTGAAAGTGAAGTAAGATCTATTCAAAATTCAGTTGAGAATATCATGGAAAATGACATTATTGCGAATCAGTCCTATGTAGAAGATAATCGAAGAATTGACGACGACAGTGATGAAGATGACGACATAAATAAGTTATTAAATCTTGATGCCGGACAAGAATATGAAATGACACTTGATTTAGACAATGCGTTTAGTTATAATTGGGAAGATGAATTCTTTAAAAAATTTGAATGGTTGGAAAATCCGGCAAAACAAGACGTAAGTGAAGACGCATTA